CGCCGGGCCCACCGGTCCACAAGGGCCGGACGGGGTTTTCAGCGGCACGTTTTCGCTCAACCCGGCGGGCGAACTGATCCTCACTTATACGGACTGATATCATGGCAACGCAAAATCTCGGCCGGGTGCGTTTTGCGCCCCAGGGCGCCTGGAACAGCGCCACGAGCTATTCCTTTTTCGATCTCGTCAGCCACCAGGGGGCGGCCTACGCCTATGTCGCCGCCACGCCTTCCGCCGGCATCCCGCCTGGCGATGTCGCCGTCTGGCAGTTGGTGGCGGCCAAGGGCGAGGCCGGGGCGAACGGGGCCGCCGGCCCGCAAGGCCCGGCCGGCGACAAGGGCGACAAGCCGGCGCACCAGTGGTCCGGGCCCTCGCTGCGCTTCGAGACCCCGACCGGGTCGTGGGGCGGTTACGTGAACCTACAGGGACCCCAGGGCGCACAGGGCTCACCGGGCTCACAGGGGCCGCAAGGCGGGCAAGGACCCACCGGGGCCACCGGGCCCCAGGGACCGCAGGGTCCCGCCGGCGGCTCCAATTGTAATTGTAATTGCGGCAACCAATGAGGCAACCCATGTTACTTGCTGTTTCCAAAGGTCTGACGGTCCCGCTGTTCGCGGCGCTGCGGGTCCAGGACACCACCGTGTCCTTCGCGCTGCATGCGCCGCTATCCGGCGATGGCGTCGACAGCTTCACCGGCGAAGCCGTCGAGCCGCCAAAACGGCTCGGGCGCTTCCGGTTCGGCGCGGCCTGGTGCCGGAGCCCCGATGGCGAGGGCGTCCTGCGCCGGGTTGATCAGATCGAGATCGATCTTGCGCGGCTGTCGACAATTATAAACCCCCGCCGCCTGGGGCCCTGCGTTAACCTCTATGTCGCCTTTGATTTTAGGCGGGGCCGGTTTCTGCCGCCCTACAACAAGCTGGCCGAGAGCTTCGCCAGCAAGGACGACGGTGCCCGCCATATCGCCGGGCGCCAGGTCAATGTCGTCGGACAAATCCTGCTGCCGTTCGCCGACGCCGCGCCTGCCGATTGCGCCGCCCGGCTCACCGTAAACCAGACCGCCGGCTTCTGGACCAGCGGCGAGGCCGATATCCTGGCCAACAGCCATCAGGCCTATGTCGACTTCGCCGCCCGGGTGTTTCCAGGACTGGATATCGAGACGTCGAGCTTGAGCGTCAAACCGGATGAGCGCGCCCTGATCGGCGTGCGGCTGCTGGCGCCCGACGGCGCCTTTCTCAAGCGCGCGGGCGTCCGTCTGTTCGCCAAAACCGCCGCCGGCTACCTGCCCAGGACCGAGGTTCGGACCGATACGTCGGGCCGCGCCCGGATCCCGTTCCTGGCTCTCGGCCTGGAGCCGGGCGACAGGGCGGATGTCGAGCTCGGCTTCAAGTGGCTTTCCAACATCGCGGCCTGCCGCGTCGAGGTCCAATCATGACCGGGCAATGGTTCCACTACCGCGATGTGCCCCCGGACAGGACCGTGCTCGAGCATATCCGGGCCCATTCCGACTGGGACCAGGCGACGGCGCGGCTCAGGGGACGTTTCGAGCCCAACCTCGGGGTCGCTATTCCCGTTCCCGTCGATGATCTGCGGCGCGAGATCGCGCGGGCCTATGGCGATCTGGGCTGGTATCGCTGGCGCTCCACGCCGGGCGGCAGCTATTCGGGGCTCGCCGTCACTCATAATCCGGAGCGTGGCGCCGGCGAACGTTACAACGGCCTGCTCGGCCATGAGCGCTACCGGGACCTCGCGACCGAGGACTATTTCGCGGTCGACCGCCAGATAGATGCCGCCTACCGGGTGCGGGGCGACTATCTCGACACGCTGGGCTTTCGCCGCCTCAACGACTTCTCGCCCTATCCGGCGCTCAGCACCCTTCTCGGCGGCTTTCGCCGCCCGATCTCGCGCTCGCGCATCGCCTCGCTGTTCGGTGTTTCGCAAGTCTCGCCGCCTGACGTCGGCTGGCATGTCGACGAACCGCCCACGACGCTCCTGCGCATCAACATCTGCATCGAAAGCGACGCCGATTACGCCCTCGAATACCAGGACGGACCGGCAATCCCGATAGCCGCCGGCGAATGTCTGGTGGTCAACACCGACGTCCAGCACCGGGTCGCGGTGCGCCATCCGAGCATCTCGACCCGCAGCCACCTGGTGATCGGCGTCCTGCCCTGGCTCGACTACGACGCCGATCAGGACGCCTGGCGCCTGAACGACTTCTACGGGCGTATCCATCCCTATGACATGGTCCGGGAGGGCCTGATCCATGCCGGTCTTTGACCTTCTCCTCGAAAAACCCGGCGGCGCCCATGTGATGCTCGCCTACGACACCGATGACTCGGTCATCTCGGGGGCAAACCTCGATTACGGCGCCTTCGGCGTGACGGCGGCGCCCCGCGCGTGGCGGGCCGTGCAAGCGCTCTCGCCCGGCAACCCGGGCCGCAAGAGCGCCGCCGCCCGGGTCATCAAGGTGTCTCTCGGGCTCGCCTGCAACCGCGCCTGCGGCTATTGCAACCAGGGCGGCGAACGGGCCCGCGCCGGCGCCAGCCGGCTCGCCGACGCCCAGGCGTTCGTGGCCGGCCTGGCCGGCTGGTGGGACGGCGGCGAGGACGGCCGTGGCGGTGGCACGCGCTTCGAGTTCTGGGGCGGCGAGCCGCTGCTTTACTGGAACAAGCTCGCATACCTCGCCGAGGCGATCCGGCGGCGCTGGCCGGAGGCCTGTTTTCTGATCATCACCAACGGCGATCTTCTGGACGCTGAAAAGGTCGCCTGGCTCGACCGCATGGGTTTCGCCGTCGGCCTGTCCCACGACGGGCCCGGCCAGCACCTGCGCGGCGGCGATCCCCTGGACGATCCGGCGCGGCGAAAGATCATAGTGAACCTGATGGAGCGGCTGGCGCCCGGCGGGCGGTTTTCCTTCAACTGCGTTCTGACCGCCCGGCATTACAGCCTGGCCGCCGCCGAACGCTGGATCGCCGGCAAGCTCGGACTGGACAGCGTGCCCATGGCGACCGAGGGCCTGATGCTGCCCTATGACGCCGCCGGCCTGATGCTGTCGCCAAAGGGCGATGAGCACGGCGTTATCCACAACTCGCTCTTGCGTGAGCTGATCGACGGTCGCGCCTACCGGAACGTCTCGGTCTGGAAAGCCACCAGGGCCTTTGTCCAGAGCCTGGCCGACCGGCGCCCGGTAACGGCGCTTGGCCAGCGTTGCGGCATGGACCGGCCGGAACACATCGCGCTCGATCTCAAGGGCCGGGTCTTCACCTGCCAGAACACCGGCGCGCTCGATCACCACATCGGCGACGTGGCGGCGGTCGGGGACATTCGTCTCAGGCGCGCCCGCCATCACAGCCTGCGCCCCGCGTGCCGGACCTGTCCCGTGGTGCAGCTGTGCCAGGGGGCGTGCATGTTCCTCGACGGCGCGCTGTTCCGCCAGGCTTGCGACAACAGCTTCACCTACCATTCCGCCCTGCTGGCCGGCGCCCTCTACCACATCACCGGCGGCGGCGTTCTGAAGGAGATCACCAGCCGGGACGGCGTTGCCATCCGGGCTCGCCCGGCAGCCGCGAAAGAGGTGGCCTGAACCATGCCTGATCCCGCACTATCGGCGGCCATCAAGGAGGCCTACGCGGCGGCGCCCTCCGACGTGGTGATCCTGCATACGCTGGAACTGCGGCATCCGGCCTTTGTTGATAATGATGGCCTTGTGACCGCCATCCGGGTGGTGCGCGATCATATAGACCTGACGGCGCGGCTGGAACCGGGCGCGCCGCTGGATGGCGGGGCCATGGTGACGTTTGTGGCCCTGGCCTTCGATCTCTCCCTGCCACCCATCGACACCGCCCCGGTGCCGGAGATCACGGTGACGCTGGATAACGTGTCGCGCGAGATCGTCCGCCACCTGGACGCGGCGGTGGCAACGCAAGATCGGATCGAGATGACCTACCGACCATATCTTTCGACAGACAAAGAAGGGCCTCAGATGGATCCACCGATCACCCTTGGTTTAACCGAGGTGGAGGCCAATGCCCTGCAGGTCACGGGACGGGCGCGCATGCTCGATATCGGCAACAAGGCATTTCCATCAGAAACCTACACAGCAACGCGGTTTCCGGGATTGGCGAGATAAACCATGCATTGGGCAGAACACTACATCGGCATTCCTTGGTCGGCGACTGGAGAAGGACCTGACAACTTTCATTGTTGGGCTTTTGTCCGTCATATTCAGAAGCAGAATTTTGGCCGTGATCTTCCCGGCATTCCAAACCCAGAAGACGTTCTCGCAATTGCGCGGGGGTTTAGGGATCATCCCGAACGTCAACGCTGGGAATTGGTAAACGCTCCAAATGACGGCGACTGCGTTCTCATGCGCCAGGCCCGCTATCCCATTCATGTCGGTGTTTGGCTTGAGGTTGATAATGGCGGCGTCCTTCACTGCTCTCAGGAAGCCGGTGTGGCGTTCCAGACCTTAAATTCTCTGGCTTTGAACGGCTGGAGCGTCGAAGGCTTTTACAAGTACATCGAAAACCAATTAACTAGCTGAAATAAAAGAAAATAATATCATATGAGCTTGCTATAAAACGAGTTTGGAGCGCTCATGATTGTATCTTCTCTATCTTCATTAAGAGGCAAAAAATGAAGGAAATTTTGTATAACGCAATAATTGAAGACGTTAGAAGCGATAGATGCAGTGACGATGAAATATGCGCCCTAATACTTAGGTTTGAAATGGCCGTTCAGTCCATCGCACCAACCCTTGCGAAAAAGGCTTGGTTTGATGCGACAGCAAAACATCCAAATGATGAGAAACTTGCTCATAGGTTTTCTCTGGTCCTTGAGCGTGAAACAAATTATCCCAATGAAAAATGGGTTGGTAGGTTTGTTTACGGAAACAAAAAACTGAAAATTATAGGATCCATGGAAGCAATTAATCCACCGCTTCATCCGGAGACCATTCATCAAGATTAATTTCTTTGATCCGCGCCCTGAAGGTTTTGTCGAGGAGTTCTAACTTATTTTTAAGCCACTCATGCTGGGACGAACGATCAGCTTCATTGGAAGGGTCACATTGGCGATACAAGACAATTCTAGAGGCGATTTTGTCTGGAAGCTCTTTCCAGATCATGGGTTCGCCTACTTCAGCTTCTATTTGGTCTTTATCATTCTGCAACAAGTGAAAAAAAGCCTTGGAAGAATCTTCCGCAAACATACAGATTTCTGCTCCGATACGATTCTCTTTTGTGTTTAATAGGGCCGTCATTTTGACGCCGCTTCGGCCAATACTGAAATTGTACCAATGTTGTGCTCGTGGCTCTTGGGGCCGCAGATTTGATGAAGTTTCTCCAAGATAAGCGGAGAGATCTCTCCAATATTGGAGCTGCATTATTTTGGTATCTGTCATTGGTTGTTCGCTGAGCCTTTGGGCAGCGGACGATATGGATTTACTCCAATTGTTAGGCTTGGACACAATGTTGAATTTTGGAGCAGGGATTGAATCGTCTATGCGCCAAAGTTCGACTTCAAGCCCGAAAAAATGAAATCCGTCACCCGTTATTTTATTTAGCCAGTCGAGCGAGGCGCGGTGTTCTTCAGTAAATTTGGCGGCGACCCAAACGATTGTCACTGCCTGCAGACCCGCTGCGTAGGTCATGAGTTGGCCAAGGTGTCTGTGGTCTGTCTTTTCAATTTGGTTCTCAATAAGAACCCAAGAGTCATCGGCGGTGTTCCTACACAAGATGTCAGCCCGGAACGGGCCAACTTCTTTTTCTTGGGCTTCTACTTCGAGCTCCATACCAATTGCGTCGGATAATATCTCCATGTGCTGATCTTGAGCCAGCCATGGTGTGAAGTCGCGGTCTTCTGTTTCCCAGATGTCCCGGAGTTCAACGCGTTCAAATCTACCTAATTTCAATTAACTCACCCCCAAATAAATTTAATCAATCCTATCAGAGAGATTGTGTTTTCGATAGAGGAAGAAGACCGCCCATGTTGGCTAGTGTCCTAATGGTAAACAATCCGTTCTATCCTGATAGGGGGCGGGAAGTATTTTCGGTTACAAAAGTATGCACTTTGCGAAGTTGGCTCGACACTCGGTCAATATCAGAATTCGATTGCCCGACCATATGTCTGCATAACGGCGAGGCTGTATTGCGCACCAAGTGGCATTCGACTGTTGTTCAAGACGGAGACATTGTTGCATTTATTGCTCTGCCTCACGGCGGCGGTGGCGGAGGTGGCGGCAAAAATCCACTTAAGACGGTTCTCTCCATCGCCTTGATGGTGGCCGCACCCGCCTTGGGTGGAGCCCTTGCCGGATCTATGGGGCTGACCGGTAGCCTGTTTGCCGGAACCGCCTTTGAGGTTGGTTTTGGCACGATCATGGGCGGCGTGGTTGCGTTGGCAGGTTCAGCCCTGATCAATGCGGTGATCCCATCGCCGAGACCATCCGTGCCGAGCTTGAACTTCAGTGCCGTTGGATCGTCGCCCGCACCAAGCCCGACCTATTCTCTGTCGGCGCAAGGTAACGAAGCCCGTTTGGGGCAGCCTATCCCTGTGTTGTATGGGCGGCATCTGATCTATCCCGATCTTGCGACCCAGCCTTACCAGGAGTTTGTGAACAACGAACAATACCTGTTTCAGCTCCATGTGATTGGTCAGGGTGAATACGATCTGGAGCAGGTCCGCATCGAGGACACGCCGATTTCATCGTTTGAAGAAGTGCAAACTGAGGTCGTTGCCCCCGGTGGCAGCGTCACTTTGTTTGAAACCGACGTGGTCACGGCACCTGAAGTGGCCGGACAGGAATTGCTAAGTGCTGTCGATGGCGGTGCCTGGATTGGTCCCTTTACCGCAAACCCGGCAGAAACCATGGTCAGCCATCTCGGCATCGATGTGGTGTTCCCGCGTGGCCTTTATTACGCCAATGACGCAGGTGGCTTGGAAACCCGCACCATCCAATGGCAGGTGCAAGCACGCGCCATTGATGATCAAGGTGTCGCTATTGGTTCTTGGATCCCCCTTGGATCGGAGACCTATTCAGATGCGACCAACACAGCTCAGCGGCAAAGTTATAAATACGCCGTTACGCCGGGGCGTTATGAAGTGCAATTGCAACGTCTCGACACCAAGGATGCATCGTCCCGCGCCGGTCATGAAATCCGCTGGGGTGGGCTTCGCTCTTATCTGGATGGCACACCTGACTTTGGTGACTTGACGATTTTGGCCGTAAAAATGCGGGCGACGGACAACCTGTCACAACGATCCGCTCGCATGATCAACTGCATCGTGACGCGCAAATTGCCAATTTGGGAACCAGCGACAGGTTGGAGTGCACCCGTTCCGACCCGGTCCATCGCATGGGCTTTTGCCGATGCGTGTCGCGCCCAGTATGGCGCAAAGCTGGCCGATAGTCGGATTGATTTAAATGCGCTCCACACCCTGGATCAAATTTGGTCAGGTCGAGGAGATGAGTTTAACGGCATCTTTGATAGTTCCATGACCGTGTGGGAGGCTTTAACGCGGATATCGCGCTGTGGTCGGGCGGTGCCCGTGCTTCAAGGCGGCGTTGTTCGCCTCTACCGGGATGCGGCGCAGACCCTGCCAGTGGCCATGTTTGGGCCGCGCAATATCGTCAAAGGATCGTTCAAGATCCAATACGTTATGCCTGGTGAGGAAACGGCGGATGCGGTGACAGTTACGTTCTTTAATTCCCGCACATGGAAACCTGATGAGGTCACCAGCAGCCTGGCCGACAGTGCGGCAGAGCAACCGGCGAAGGTCGCGTTGTTCGGTTGCACCGACGCTGCGCAGGCTAAGCGAGAAGGCCTCTATATGGCTGCCGACAATCGGTATCGGCGGAAGCTGGTGTCCTGGTCAACGGAACTCGAAGGCATGATCCCGACCTATGGGGATCTGGTTGCCATCACCCATGACATGCCCCATTGGGGACAAGGCGGTGAAGTGGTGGCCTGGGACGATCAGGCACAGGTTTTGACCGTTTCTGAGCCGCTGACCTGGGAGACCGCCGCGGGGCATTATATAGCACTTCGCCGCCGCGATGGTTCGCTGGCGGGACCATTTTTGGCCGAGGCCGTCGAAGACGATGACCGCCTCGTTCATGTCTTGGAGCCATTAGACTTTACGCCATACACGGACACGTCTGAAGAGCGCACCCATTTTGCCTTTGGCGCGGGTGATGCTTGGGGTGCGAAAGCCCGTGTCATCGCCGTAAAACCCCGTGGCGAAAATGTTGAAATCACCGCCGTCGCTGAAGACGCCCGTGTCCATCAGGCAGACCTCGCCGCATAAGCCAACTTATAAAATCAAGGAACCAGAAAAATGAACCGACCTTCCCTGGAGGACGGGCATGTCCGCATGCCTGAAGATGAGTTTGAAGAACTCATGGAATTAGCCGCTGAGCGCGGGGCTAAACGAGCCCTTGCCACCGTTGGTTTGATTGATGAACACGCCGCCAATGACATCCGAGACCTCCGCTCCCTGTTGGGTGCGTTTCGGATGGCCAAGCACACCGCCTGGTCGACCGTCATCAGGCTGATCACGACGGGATTGCTCATTGCCCTCATGGCAGGCGTTGCCATTAAGCTCAAGTTGTTCGGGGGGATTCAGTGAAGCCCGCATTTTCTGAAAAATCCCTCGCCAAGCTTGCCACCTGTGACCCGCTCTTGCAGCGGGTTTTTCATGAGGTAATTCAAAACTTCGACTGCACCATTCTGGAAGGACATCGGGATAAAGACCGTCAGAACCAGATGGTGGCCGATGGCAAAAGTCAGGTGTATTGGCCGAATGGCAAGCACAACACGGTACCGTCATGCGCAGTCGATGTGACCCCTTATCCTATTCAATGGGATGACCGGGAGCGCCAGACCCTGTTTGCCGGATACGTCTTAGCAACCGCCAAGGCCATGGGCGTCAATCTTCGCTGGGGTGGTGATTGGGACCGGGACACCGAGGTCCGTGATAATTCATTCGACGATTTGGTTCATTTTGAGATTGCGGAATAAGTCATGCTGGAAAAAATATTCGGATCGATTGTCGGGGGTGGTGTGGTGACTGCCGCCGAGGACGTTGCCAACATCATCGACCGGTTTGTTGAGACCGACGATGAAAAGCAGGCTGCTGAAATCATCAAGGCAAAGCTTATGATGACACCGAGCCTAGCTCAAATCGAACTCAACAAGATCGAGGCTGGACATAGAAGCATTTTTGTTGCGGGGTGGAGGCCGTTTATCGGCTGGGTTTGCGGGTTTGCGCTGCTCTGGCACTTCATCCTGTTTGATCTTTTGAACTGGATTACAGTGAACTTCTTCCCCCACGTGACAGCGCTATCTGAACTGACTGGAACCGAAACCCTGGTCACCATTTTGCTGTCGCTGCTTGGCCTTGGGGCCATGCGGACGGTGGAGAAGTTCGGGGGAAGGGCTAGGTGAGAAGGCTGCCTGAGATGAACGTCAAATATTATTGAGGATCCGCTTCAGTCAGCAGTCTCTAGTAAGCGCAAGACGTCTTTGCTAGAGCCTCGGACCAAGGCATCACGCATATTGCGCGGAGGTAAGCCGAGATCGTTCCTGATATTTGAGTTTATTTGGAGACGGGCCAAGGCGAAGTGAATCTTACCTGCCTCTTCGGTACCAGTTCTATCTGTGATCAGCCATATTTGCTGTATGTATGACACCCATTGTAGATCGAGTAAGTCTATAACGAGATCGCGTTGATCCTGTTCAAACTGATCAACGTATTTCTGAACGTTGTTGACGTATTCTGCTTCTCTCTCACCGAGAAATCCGTATGGAAACTGCTGGGTGAAATCATCAATATTTATGTCCATTTTTACTTGTCTCCGATATTTTATCACCCTTATCTCTGAAATATATCCACCTTGGTCTCGAGGCATTTCCTTAACAAGAGATCGTTTGACCCAATCCCGAACCAACTGTCGGGCTTTTGGTAAAAATCCAACCCTCGCCCGATTTTAACCGTCCAGCCATTATCAATTCTGATTTCACGGTCGTGCATGTGCTCGTTGATCTGAATATCGAGTTCTATATCAACGTCTAATAGACTTTGTTTCAATTCACTAAGTCTCTCAGAAAGTGCCTGAACGTCCGTGTCGTTATCATAACTGGTAATTAGAACAATTTTTCTAACGGTTGGGGTTTTGATAACGGCCTCGCAGAACCGAACAAAATTGTGCACCTGATGCGTTGCCCTAATATATGGATCTTCAATTTCGACAGCTTTAGCCCCGTTTAAATAGGGTGCGATGAGGCTTTCGTAACTGTGGCCCGTATCGCCATAATAAATTGTGAAATGTTGCTCACTGGGCAGAGGTTCAGCCTTCGTTGTTATTTCAACATCTTTTACCTCGGTGACTGCCACGGGCGCGGCTTCCGCCGGGACAGTAATAACTGCATCGGGGATTTCAGATGTTTCGCCGTTCTCGTGTATATCGCGTCGTGTTGGCTCTTGAGTGGCTAGGGCTGTTTTAGATTCCGGGCAGAAAACAACAACTTCACTTCCGTCCTTGTCAAAGAATGAGAGGTTGATTTTAGAGAACTCGTCATCAGACTTTCTTTTGTTCATTTGCTCTTTGATACGTCTGCGACTTTCAACTGCATAACTGACATATTCATCGAACTCTTCGTCTGTTGGTTTATTGCCAGGATGTAAAATTTTCAGCAAGGCGGACACTGTCTTCTTGATCCCTTTTTCGTCACGCCCTTCCACGGCTTTTCCTAGGCGAATTCTCTTGCTGACCTCCTCGTATCGATTGGTGTGTTTCAGCTGATAATGAAAAGCCTCAGCTAAGTAGTCGGTGATAAAGCCATAGTTCGATGTAAGAAAATCACTGCTGTTTTTTGGCATCTCCCATCCTGGTAGATAAGACGCAAAGCGATCCATGACTGCCAGATCAAATTCCTTCGGTAACCTGATGTCATTTCACAAGGAATGTAAGGTGTTTTTGGAGCTATTAGAGTAGCACTTTGTTGCCTTAAGCGTTCAAGATGGATCTCTGAACAAAATGAAAAAAATATTCAGCAGAGAAAAGAATCATGAGCCGCTCCTTCATGTTGAGCGAAGTGGAATAGACGCCCTTGCGGATGTTGGTCAGAACACATCGATCACTCGTATCAATGAGAAACTCAGTGCATTTGATACTTGGAGTACAGATGACATTGAAAAACGCCAGATGATGTTAATCAACCTCGCACACGAAATTTGGCAGACAACAGCTATTGAAGGCTAAATCAACACTTTAAGGCCGTAAAACAAATATCTTGAGGGGCCTTATGAAGGTTTGCATAAAAAGCTCGACTTTTTGCTATTCGACATATATGTTCCCTTACAGGGATCAGACAGCAGCGCTCCCTATCTGGGACCATACAATAGAGATTAGTAATGAGAGTTATCTCGCGCAAAGCCCTTAAAGAGTTTGCGGGTCGTTTTCCAGATGCGGAGGGCCAGCTAGATGCATGGTATCACGAAACCAAAAAGGCGGACTGGAGAACACCTGTAGATATTAAGGCCAAGTATAAGAGCGCGAGCATACTAAAAAACAGTAGGGCTGTGTTCAATATCTGCGGGAATAAATACCGGATCATCGTAAAAATTAGCTACGAAAACGGAATATTACTGATTCGATTTGTTGGTACGCATAGTGAATACGACAAGATTAATGCGGAGGAAGTGTGATGGCTGAAAAAATTCGTCCAATTAGGAGCGAGGAAGATTATCAAGGTGCTCTTGCGCGTATCGAAATTCTAATGGATGCGTTGCCTGGTACTGATGAGGCTGATGAACTTGAGGTTCTTGCGACGCTTATTGAACTTTATGAAGATGTGAACTTTCCTATCAACCTTCCAGACCCAGTCACAGCAATCAAATTCAGAATGGAGCAGGAAGGGTTAAATCAAAGTGATCTCGCGCCTATTTTTGGGAGTCGCGCGAAGGTGTCAGAGGTGCTCGCGGGGAAGCGAGCTCTCACGCTTAAAATGATTCGGGCACTGAACGAGCACTTGGGCATTCCAGCTACAGTTTTAATTCAACAAAATGGCGTAGGAATTCCGGAAAAAATCCAAGGCGTTGAGTGGGATAAATTCCCGCTTCTGGACATGGCAAAGCTCGGCTGGGTAAAGCGGTCAAACAATCTAAAAGATCGAGCAGAAGAAGTTATGCGTGATCTAATTGACCGTGCCGGAGGACTCGGTGCCTTGCCTCAAGCCATGTACCGAAAAACTACCACTGGGAGACGAAATGCAAAGACTAATCCCTATGCTCTTCAAGCCTGGTGCCTTCAGGTGCTTGCGAATGCGCGAAGTGTTGACCTAGGTAGTACATATAAGGATGGCACTGTTACGGTTGAATTTCTGCGAGAATTAGCAAAACTCAGCGTGTTTCAGGAAGGGCCAAAATTAGCTAAAGAATTCTTGATGCAACATGGCATTGCCCTTGTAGTACAACGTCATCTACCAAAAACTTACCTTGATGGGGCCGCAATGCGCACGATTGAGGGAGTTCCCGTTATAGGGATGACACTTCGCTTTGATCGAATAGACAACTTCTGGTTCTGCCTGCTTCACGAGCTCTCTCATGTTGGGCGTCATATGACAGGGAATGGGGACGAGCTCTTTGTGGATGATCTAAGTCTTCGAGACCGTGATCACATAGACGACGATGAAAAAGAAGCTGAAGCAGATGAGTGGGCCCAAGAAGCTCTCATTCCTTCAGAATTATGGGAAGAACATCTTGCCCAAAAACAACCAACAGGAAAAAGAGTGAGCTCTCTTGCTAAGCAAGCTGGGGTTCACCCCGCCATTGTGGCTGGACGTGTCCGCCACGAAAATCACAATTTTAGACTTTTGTCACAGTTTGTGGGAACCGATGAGGTGCGAAAACAGTTCTTTGAGAAAGTCGTCTAACGACAAAGGTGTACGCTCCTTCCACCCGTCTCGATGAGAAACTCTATGCGTTCGACACTTGGGGTAAGATGACATTCTTATCGCGCATTATAACGCCTACGGCCCGAACAAAGCGCTTCTAATGAAATGTATTGAAACCCATGCCTAACGAAAAAATTCAATTTATTATCGATAATTTGCAAGAGAACCTTGAGGTTGAAGTTAAAAATTGGCTGGGTGGACTTGCGGAAAATTCAGATAAAGCCCTACTCGCCAAAGAGATAATAGCCTTGGGGAATAATGGTGGCGGATATATTTTCATTGGATTTGATGAATTGGAGGATGGATTTTCAGAATCCGCCCAAGAAAATGATGAATTGAAAGCATATACCCAAGACATCTTGGCAGGCATAGTTCACAAATATGTAACTCCGGCATGTCAGTGCCATCTAGAGTTTGCATCTCCAACAGGTTCTGAACAAATTCATCCAGTAATAATTGTCCCCGGAAACCACAGAACTCCGCTGTTTGCTGCAAGGGGCGGGCCTGACAATGAATTAGAAGCAGCTAAGGTGTATGTCAGGCGGCCAGGAGGGTTTAGTGAACCCGCGAGAACACAAGATGACTGGGAAAAATTAATAGAACGAATTGTTAAAGCGAGACAAACTGAGATGCTTTCAGCATTTCGTGAAATATTGGACCCTTCTTCACGCATCATTGAAAGCGATACCTCAACAATTGAGGATTGGCACATTGAAAATTATGGGCTGTGGAATGAAATTGTAGAAGAATTTGATGATGATGATCCGCGAAAACTACAGTCAGGACATTGGTCGGTTTCTTTCTCTCTCACGCCCTTCAGTGCAGAAACCTTAGCAGCATTAAACTCAGCACTTGATAGGGAAATGCCCAAGCGTTCTGGGTGGCCCCCATTCACGTACTTACATCGTCCTCCTGTAAAGCCAGTAGCTCAAGGGGACAAAATATTCGCCTATCTAGGTGAAATGGAGGATAACGAAAGACCTGAGGATCGTGCGGATCACTGTGATTTTTGGCGAATTTCCCGAGATGGGAAAGGTTTTATGCTAAGGCCTATGCAAGAAGATCGAGCTGGTTATCCAGGAGAAATTTACCCTAGACCAATAGGCCCTTTCTTTGATTGGACGATTTCAATATATCGTATCACTGAGATCTTTCTTTATATGAAGGCTTTGGCTGAGAGGTTTAGTGAGCCTGACGGGACATTCCAACTTCTGATCAATTTTCAGAATACAAATGGTCGCAAGCTCGAGCATAGTGATCGACGGTATACTCTAAATACTGGACAAATGTGTCATGCCAATTTTTTAGAATCAGGAATTGAAGGCCATATTTCTGATATAGACCCAAACCTTGTGGAGCTTGTCTGGTCTGCCTTGGCACCTATTTATGAGCAATTTGATTTTCAAGAATTACCCAAAGTTCTTGTCGCCAATATTGTGGAAAGTGTATTGAATTATCCACGTTAAAATTATGCAAAGGTTGGATATTCAGAGCTACGCTTGAATACTCTTTAATATGAGGAGACGGTTCAAATCGAGGTTCTCTCCCTCCGCCACTATTCTATTGACAACAGTCTCTCTGCGAAGCGGTTTCTGCCAGAATTCCCAGCTTCTGCACCCTTTTTTAAGTGAAGCTGTTGACCCGCTTTTAATCCAAA